TGTGTTGTTATTAGCTGTAGTGTTGGCTCTTAAAGAATAATTACCAATAGATACATTGTCAGTTCCAGTAGTGTTTGAACATAATGCAGTATAACCTACTGCTACATTGTCATCTGCTGTTGTATTTCCTTTTAAAGCATCTCTACCAACTGCTATATTACCACCACCTGTCGTATTAGCTTGTAAAGAACAAAAACCTACTGCGGTATTACTTGAGGCTGTTGTATTTTGTTGTAATGCAAAATAACCAAGTCCAGTGTTATAGTGACCAGTAGTATTTTTATATAATGAATTATATCCTACTGCCGTATTACAACAACCTGTAGTATTACATTTTAATGACTGCGCTCCTACAGCAGTTAATCTTAAACCTATAGTATTGCAAGCTCCTGCTTCCCAACCTATTATTGTATGATAACTACCTGCCGTATTAGCATTTAAAGCTAAAACTCCTACTGCTGTGTTGCTAGATGCTGTAGTATTTGATTGTAATGCTCTATCTCCAATAGCGACGTTACAATTTCCTGTGGTATTATTTTCTAGTGCAACATTACCAAATGCTTGATTTCTTTGACCAGTAGTATTAGAACATAAAGCTCTACACCCAACTGCTGTGCTGTTTGAAGCTGTGGTATTAGAGTTTAAAGCACTTGTACCTAAAGCAGTATTACCAGCACCTGTCGTATTGACAAACATAGCACAAGTTCCTATAGCCACATTACTACCAGCTGTAGTATTGGCTGTTAAAGCACTAGAACCTATTCCTATATTTCCTATCCCTGTAGTATTTGCATCTAAAGCTCTACGACCAACAGCTACCAAATCATATCCTGTAGTATTTACTTTTAATGAATCTATACCAACTGCTACATTATTTGCACCTGTCGTATTAGATTTAAGTGAACAGAAACCAACTGCTGTATTATTTCCACCTGTAGTATTAGCAAATAAAGAATGATAACCAACTGCGGTATTGTTAGATGCTGTTGTGTTAGTGCATAAAGCACACCCACCTAATGTTACATTATAACAACCTGTAGTGTTGTTTCTAAGAGATAGTACACCTATAACAGTATTTTGATTTCCTGAAGTATTAGAACACATTGAATAATACCCAACAGATACATTACTTGCACCTGTTGTATTACTGTTCATGGCTTCTCTACCGATTGCTGTATTTGCAAGTCCAGATGTATTACTTGTTAAAGTATTTGTTCCTATTGCAGTATTACCTTGACCACTTAAGCTTCCATCATCTAACGCACCATCTCCTAAAGCTACGTTAGCTGTTCCAACAGGATAATTACCATCTAGTTTGATTGTGCCACCATCTACATCTAGGTTGCCATTAATATCTACTGTACCAGAATCATTTAATAAAATTGTTTTACTTGCTGGCAAGGTTACAAAAACATCTTTTGTACCTGCAGCAAAATTCACTAACGCATCACTATTGGAACTTGAAATAACCGTATCTCTGGATAACGTTCCAGCGCCTACGGTACCAATACCTACTTCAAAGTCTCCACTGTTCTGTGAAGCAATTGCATAGTAAGTTGTATTTGTATTACCTAGTGCACCTGAAAAAGTTTCAAATCCAGTAGCCGCTCCATCAAGGGTAAGTGTACCTGTACCCGTAGTTGTTGTGGTTTCTTTAACCCTATCTTTTATAACAAATGCCATTTAAAATCCTTGTTAACCAGAGATTCTTAATATAGCTGCTGAAGTAGTTGCTGCTGGAAACTGTACTGTGAAAGTTCCTGATGTAGCTGTTTTATCTCCTCCAAAATCTAAAACTGCAACTGCTGCATTAGTAACTGCAGAAGATGTGTTGTAGATTAATGCACCTCTAGCTGTCAACGTTACACCAGTAAAAGATAAATCATTAAAGTCAACGAACGCAACACCTTTACCTGTTCCGGTTCCAATGTTTGTAGTTTGACCTGTTAACGTACCTCCGCCTGCTGTGTATTGACCACTGTCAGCAACTTCATTAGAAGTTGTGTAAGCAGTAGTTGTTGAGTTTAGAGTTGCTGAAGAAGTATAAAGAGCTAGTTTAAAAACATCACCGCCAGAGTTTTTAAAATTTGCATCTCCTTCTAGTAATTGTTGTTTAAACGCATTTGCAATTGCTTGTGTTATAGCCATAATTTATCTCCTTATTTTCCTCCGACTCGAGGAACACCTGATTGATATTCATCTCGTCTTCGTCTTCCCATTTGTTCAATTGAGAAACCTTCTACTACTTGTTTATACTTTCCTTCATATAATTGCAAGAGATCGTTTGGTCCCTTTAAAAAGCTGTAAGCTTCGACTAAACATGCATACAAAAGTCCGTTGGGAAAATACTTACTAATGTATGTTGTCGTATTTGTAGCAGATAAACCAGGGTCTTTCAAGATATAGTTTAACTGAATTTCATAAGTTGAGCTAGGTGTAGGTGCCAAAACAATAGTATCTTTGTCCCACATACCATAGTATTTAGGCTCTCCAGTTGCTCCAGTTGAATTATATTCTGACATAAAACTGGTATCTCTATATTCTAAAAAATTTCTAGTTCCACCTGTTCCACCATTTACAATTTGTGCAGATCTAACTACTAATAAATCAGTAGGCACATCAATAAATCTTTGTGATGCAATTAAATTAGCTGTTGCATATCTTCTGTTATTATCAGAATCTACATCTCTAAATATTCTAAATTCTGCATCACTAATTATTCCATCGACGATAGTAGATGTTAAAACATTTGAATCTACTTCTGTGTAATCTCTAATTTTTTGTACTAATTCTGCGTATGTCATTATGGTGTTAATGTAACTGGACCAGCGGTCACAGTCATTCCTCCTGAGTTTCCTGTTAATGTTGCATTACTTCCGCAATCAAAACTATAACTATTTGTATCTATAACTGTTATACTAAATCCTGAAGCATTTTCAAACACTGTATAAGCTAATCCACCTGGACTTCCATCTACATTTCTAAACACAACAGTATTACCTGTAGATCTTCCATGACCAGGTTCTGTGACAGTTACAACACTAGAGCCTGAAGTAAAACTAAATGGGTTACCGGGTAATAAACTTTCTGTTTCAGGTTCAACTCTTGCAGGTCTTGCATTTTGCAAACCTTGTGGATCAGCTGTGTGTGGTTTAGGTTCTAATTGTGGTTGTTTAGGTTCGAATTCAGAAATATGTACACGAGAACCATTCCATTCTTTGACCATTTCTTTATATGGAAATTCCATACCAGAACGGTCAGAAATAAATTTTGCATATTTTCCTGAAGCAGTATTAGACACTTGGATAATACACCTTAGGACTTATGTACGAGCTGCTAGAAGAGCCGTCTTCTTGTAGCGCTCTTTGAAGTTCATCTTCATATAATAATTTCATTTCTTGAGTTCTTTGAGGTGCAAATTTTTGAGACAAGTAATAAGATAAACCTGAAACCATACAAGGAACAAATCTATAAGGAACGTCTGCATTATTTGTATAAGAACCTGCATCTTGTATTCTACTAACATAATAATAATTAATAAAATTTCCGGCTTCTGTAGAACCGGGTGTTAAGAATAAAGTAACTGTTATTTTATCTATAAACCTTTGTACAAAATATTGTGTTGGAGTTCCTTCGTCTGTTTTATTTGAAAGAGATTGATATTCAGATCTATTTATTTTTGTAAGTGGAAAATCAACAGAAGAAGAATTTCTATAAGACATTTCTAAAACATCATCTACACCATAAACAGCTGTTGCATCTGATGTACCATCTGCAGTTGATCTATACATTGTATATTCAGATTGACCATCAACTAATGTAATAGAATTATTTTTAATTTCCCAATAATGCAAACCTCTATTTGCCCATTCTTGAAACATTATATTTAAAGAACGTCTAGCAGTTTTTATATTATTACCTGAATAATCAAACATACCTATACGTTCATAGGCTTCAGTAATTATATCATCAATATAAAAACTTGATTCAAAAGTTGTTGTTCCAGAGGTAGCCATTATTTAGCCTCCTACTTATCTATTAATAATGTTGCGCCTGCAATATTTGTAATAGTAGATACTGTCATTCCGCCTTCAAATAAAACTCCATCTTCTGGAATATTAAAAGCGAATACATCACCATTAGGACAGTCACCCTGAAATTGTGTTACTGAGTTACCATCTTGTAAAATTATAGTTCCAGCTC